TTTTATCAACTTGCATCTGCCTGTTATCATACATGTCCGAAATAAGTGTAAGAACCGCAATCGTTATGTCCGCCAGATCGTCCAGCTTTTCTTCGCTAAGTCCCGTATAATTTGCAGCATAAGCAATAGCAGCCTCTTTTAGCATATCCAGATAATTCTTTTCGTCTTCCTCTAAATCTTCCAAAATCAGCCGGCACTGCTGACACATTGCAGCTGTATCGATATCACTTATTTTCATATTCCCTCCTGCTGCACGCCTTTCCCCTTAGTCCCTGAAATCTTTGCTGTTTTTTCCAGAATAACCTTTTCTGCATATCCTGCATCAATCATGTCCTGTGCGAATCCTTCCGGACAGGTTATGATCTGTCCGGAAGATGCACTATATTTCGCTCCAGCAAAACTTTTCAGTGCTTTTATGATTTTCATCAGGCTGCTGCTTTCATTTTGAGTGCTGCTACGGCCTGTTGGTTCTGAATTTCACAGTCGAAATCAAACCAGTCCACAACTCCAATAGCATGCTGCGTTGCATATTTCTCATATAAAACCTGCACGGAATCTTCCACCAGTTTCGCTGCAAGAGCCAGTGTTGGATTGAGATAGAAAATTGCACAGTTCCCAGCCGTCATTGCAGGGCACTGATCTGTGATATATACCGGTTTTCCCAGCAGTGTCACCCCAAATGGTGCAGTTACGTCATCATTGACATAATATCTGCCATTGTTATCTTTCAGCAATCTGACTGCAGTAAGCGTTTCCGGAGCCATCACAAAATATGCTCCGTTCTGAAAAGCAGTTTTCAGCTGATCCTTCAATTTGATAATCTCATCCATTGAGATTGCTGCTGATGCTGCTGCCGCAATAATTTTCTTAACCGTAGAGAGACCTTTCACTTTTCCGGTTGTCCCCACAAGAATTTCGCGATCAACAAAAATTGCAACGGATGTTGCCATTTTCTGTATCACAAAATTTACCAAGTCTACATCTGTACTGTTCAGCAGACCTCTAGATATTTTTGCAAGCGCTCCCGTTAAAAAGTCGCTAAGATCTACAGACAGTAACTTGGTTGACTTTGCTTCCAGCTCTGTAAATTCATCCGCATAGGCAACTGTAATATTGTCGTTGTCCGTGTCAACATATGGTATTGAAACGGCACCTTTGATATTGAATTTTTCCGCATCCCGGAAGAGAGGCGAAATATCTTTCACGCTGTCAATAATCTTGTTCGCGATTGTCTGAGGAATGACAGCACCATTGTCCGTCTTTGTAATATTGCTGTCAGCCCGGTTTCTGATAATATTTGCAAATGCTCTGATTTCAACATTTGTCTGATCTTCTCCTACTTCATTTGTCCTGCCATGAATATCTGCTGCCGGTTTCCGGAGTGCACGTGCTTGCTCGATTGCTTTTACGGTCTGATCGATGTTTTCAATCTCTGTTTTCAGGTTGTCAAAACTTTCATTTTCTTCTTTGCTGAATGCTCTCTGCTCAGTTTCCACAGCGGTTGTAAGCGTCTGCATTTTTTCTAACAAATCCGCTCTTTTTTCCATCAGCTTTTTCAGTTCGTTCATTTTAAATCCTCCACTTTCTTTGCGATATCGCAATAAAAAAGAAGCTACTGGAAGCTTCTTAATTTTGAAATAGTATTATTGTAGTTGGAATAATCGACTGGTTTCTTTTCTACCGGTGTGTGTTTTTCCGGTTCTGCGTTCTGTTCAATGGCAAAATGATATATGGCATCATTATCCATCGCCCTGATCAATACCTGATCGTTTTTTCCATCTGCCCGTGCATGTACTGAGGTTCCGGCATAAACAGGTATCATGGAATCATCAATTAGTGACACTTCTATTAGATCAATTTCTGTCCGTATGACTCTGTGACAGGATGAAGTGTATTCCTCTGTGCTGTCAAGTGGTATAAACCCAAACGACCACCCACTCAGCATTTTGTTTTTGGCTTTTTCAACCACTTCTGCGTCCCTAATAATAACGTGCGCGTGCAGTCCTATTGAATCCTCTTCCAGTCCCAGATTTGTATCCGTTCCTCCAAGTACCCTGCTGTCGTTATGGTTAAGCCATACTGGTATCTGCTGCCCGTTCTCTTTATGGACCTGCAGGGCTCTCGCAAATGTTCCCGGACTGATCTGTTCTTTGTAAGAATATCCGTATTCATCTGTAAGTGTTCTGGAATCTCTTCCTACTGCATTAACATATCCATCAATTTCTACTGAATCAGCTCTGATTTGTATCCGCATTATTTCCTCCTTTCTGGTCTGTTGTGGATTTATCAGTATCCCCATCTGTCTGTAACACATTTTCACCCTTGATGGAGACCCATTTATTTGTATTCGGCGTGTAAATATTGCCGGAAATGGGATCATATAGTACGTTTTGAAGTCCTAATTCAATGAATGGCATACCAATCGTCGGAAGATTTTCTTTCATTCTTACTTCGTCCACCTGCATAAATCCTCCGGAAATTGCTGTTTTATAAGCATCATATCTGGTCTTGATGTCTCCTTTTGTGAGCTCCGTAACATCCGGCGCAAAGAAATAGGTATCTTTTTCCTTTTCCAGCAGCATGTCCCTGTTAATTGCCGCAACAAGTGTTGATAAAATCGGCATGATGCAATACTGTATATAAACCTGCCAGTCTTTTTCTGTTGCCCCTCCTGACAAAACAGCTGGAGGCATTGGAAATATTTTGCATATTTCTATGTCATTCTGCTTCTTATTTTCGTTCAGCTGCATTTCGACTGATGTATTGCTTGACTCCTGAAACTTAATGCCATCATTGAGCACAATGACGCTTTCTTCCCCATCCATATACATTTTTGAAAATGCTTTTTTTAACACGTCTATTGCAGGATCAGTCAACTTCTTCTCTGCCTGCAGAAATCCTTTCTTTGTTCCGCCCTTTTTTACAAGATCACTTTCAAAAAGCAGGGAATTGTAAGCTACTTTTAAAATCTGCTGGTTTTCCTCAATGATGCTGCTGCCTTTGTATCCGTCCTTTGTTCTCCTAATTACTTTTAAAAACTGATACCCTTCATATCCTTTCCCGTTCACATATATTTTGTAGTCTTTAAAAATCGGATCCGAATTTTCGGCAAAACTAACCTGGTCCTGCCTCACATAATTCAGGGAAAGAAACCGGTTTCCTGCTCTGTTAATAAACGCATAGCCTCCTTTTCCGGTCAGATAATCAAAAACAATGGCCTTCTTAAAATCAATTCCAGTCAGAGTATCTTTGGTATCATCATTTAAAAGTTTTACCCTGGCATCGTTTTCTATTTTTTCAATTGATTTCTCATTTTTCTGGTATAACGCAATGGGAATGATAGCCACCGTATCGCATATTCTGCTCACACATCCGGAAAACGCCGGAATATTCATTGCCTGATTTTTGGTTATGCATTTCCTATCAAGCAGTGCCTGCAGCAGCACATCATTCATGGTTATGCTGTTTTCTACGGTTTCCGCTCTTTTCTGAAATAATCTGATCATTCTCTTCTCCTTATATGACCTGTGCGACAAACCCGTCATCATATAACAGATCCTGCTGCAGCAAATAAATAGCGTTGATCAGGCTGACTACCATATCAACCTTTCCAACGCTTTTCTTTTTATTCACATATTTATTCAGATTTGTATCTTCTGTGCATCTTGCATTTTGAAAATTGATTTCCAGCAGCCTGTTATTATCGTATTGGAACTGCCTGTCCAGTATTTTTTCTTTCAATAGTTTAGTCGGCATATGCAGAACGCTGGAATGCTGCTTTATTTCCACACACATCATACTGTTTGCTTCAAGTTTCTGTATTGTACTAATAGCATTCCACCTGTCATATCCGACCTGCATGACCTCAACCCGAAATTTTTCTTCGAGAGTCATGATATAATTTTCTACTATGCAGTAATCAATAACTTCATCCCCGCACGGAGTGCAGGCTCCTTTTGATGCCATACGGTGATAATCTACTTTTTCTTTTGCAGATTTTATTTCTATTTTCCCCGCTGGGATAAATCCCTGTACTCTTGCATAGATAATGCCATCTTCTTCTGTCACCATAGCAACTGCCGTGTTATCGTCCGACTGTGACAGATCAAGTCCGATCCAGACTCTTCTCCCGCTCCACCATTCCGGATCATCTTCACGTACACATGCTTTTACCTTCTGTATATCGATATATCCTTCTACTCCAAGGCCCTTATACCTGATATTGTTATGCTTGCAGAGATAGTTTTCTCTCTTGTTTTCATACAGAATTGCCAGTTCCCTTTTCTTTTTTAACTCATTAAAAACATAAATATTTGATACTGCAACTGGATTACTCTGGTAAATTACCCTGTCATCTGTTTTCCATTTTTCCTCCTGCTGCAGTTCATTGTCAGGCTCATAGAGCAGTGCAAAGGTGCGCCGGTCTTCCAGCAGTCCGTCCAGTGTTTTTTTTGCAATATCAATTTCATCGATCATCACATTATTATCATTTGGGTATTGTGTAGATATAATAATACCCAACTTATTCAGCAGTGTGATCTGCGACGATCTCATTGCCTCCACTGGATAATCATCAAGTGCTCCCGCTTCATCTGCCAGAAAAGCATTGGCCATTCTTCCATCCATTGTATCCTGAGAATACGCAAGCGGAGTATATTCATTCTCGTTGAGTGTACATATAATCTGGCTTCTCAGGATTTTAAAAGCCGGGTCCATTTCTTCAAAAAGTGCCGGGGATGATTTTATAATTTTTCTGATGGCCAGTTTCAGTTCACTGGATAATGCAAGATCCGGCGCAACTGAAAAAAATCTGCTGAAATCCGGTTCCGTCAGAAGCAGTATAATAAAAATGACCGCCGAATTGAATGTTTTAAAATTCTTTCGGGCGATCTCCAGTACTGCATTCGTATAAAACCTGATATTCCGATCCGTGTTTTTACAGTATGTGCAAAGTGTCGCCGTGATAAAGAGGCTAGCATATTCTTCCAATCCATCATAAATCGAAACTTTCAAATCCGGATGAATCATCAGTTTCAATAATTTGCATATCTTTGTATATGCTTTTTCATCCACAAAAGCATCTTCATCTTCGCCATGTACTATTCTGATCCATGATTCAGCTTGTTTTTTTACATATACTGGTACCTTCCCTTCTGTTTCGACAATGCACCACTTTGCATATTGGTAAGCCTTGCCTTCCCTAATCTCCACTTAATGCCTCCATCAATTTGCTCTTCTTTGGACTTGGATTTTTCTGTATGGAACGGAGTGATGATGCAATCGTCATGCTGTTTTCTTTTTCAAAGTCAAACATCATCTTTCTTTTTTGCTGCAGTTTATTATCTGCATCATCAAAAAGCTTCATCAAAATTCCCATCTCTTTTATGTCATCGGTACTCTGAATTTTTTCTTTCAATTCACTTTTTATTTCATATTGTTCTAAGCATTCTGCGTGTAATAAACAGTATCTATTTACAGTTTCGCCATACAAATTATCATCTTTTTCTATTGCTGCAAATATTTTTTTAATCTCACGGAACTTCTTTAGTGCAGCTGGATTTTGTTTTACTTCAAAAGAAGATTTAAGTGGAATGCCCGTAAGTAGGGCTTTTTCTTCCTCTTCTCTAAATACCAGTTCTCTTTTTGTTCTATGGGATTTTCCTTCCATTTTTATTATTTTTGTACTCTTACTTGGTCTTCCCATAAAAAACCTCCTAAAAAACTTCATTTTGGGAATAAATTACACACGAAGGCTGGGCGTCGGTCTTGGTTGCTTTCAATTTTTTTCTTTCTTTACCCCCGGGGGGATATGCCACTCATCTGTCAATACCGCTCCTGCTCCTTTGCTATTTCATGCAGCTCTGTCCTACTTATCTTTCCCGCCTCTGCATCTTCATGATGTGTCCTGCACAAACTGATCAGATTTTCATTATCAAGCCTACATTCATAATCTTCTTCCAATGGTTCAATATGATGCACCTCAATATCCTCATAGTTTATTATTCTTTCTGTTCCTGGATACTTCCTGATGCAGCACTGGCAGATATAGCGATCTCTTTTCCTTATCTTTTTGCTTTTTTCTGTCCATGCATAAGTAGACCTGAAACCAGTCTTTTCGTTACTATATTGTATTTTTTTAGGTTTTCTTCCACAGTCAAAACTTTTCTCATGTATCCTTCCACAATACTGGCATGATTTAAGCATTTCTCTTCACTCCTGCTGCCGATCTGCTGATAATAGACAGGACTGCTGCCGGTTTGGTTCAAATTTATGGCATGAAAAAAGGAACTCGCAGAAGAGTTATCTTCTTACAAATTCCTTATGATATAACTTTACCACATTTGACACGCAAATGCACGCAAAATTTCAAATAAATTTTTCCAAACAATTATAATTCCCACTTTATTCCATTTTCACTAATAACAATCTTTTCATTTTCCACTGCGTTGTTAAGATATTGCCTTGCATATATATGTAAATTATATGCCCATTCCCAAACACTAATTGCCACTGATGAAGACCTATATATAATATATGACCTTTCAAGTGACAAGACGCAACCGTCACTCATATCAATTAATGCAGTAGACGAAAATCTTTTCTCTTCCTCATCATAAAAATTATCGATAAGAAATTCCTTTTCTTCTTCAGATATTAATTTTGTCAGATAGGTTCGTGCTACTCTTTTATGTCTAAGAGGATTGATATAATATTCTTTTTTTATTATTTGTATTATCCATATAATCGTCAACACACATGTAAAAAGAAAAAATATACCTATTTCACTTCGATATTTTTCAATAAAAGAATCTACTCCTAACGCTAATATTATTTTTTTCGGAACAAATAACATTATTCCACAACTTAGCATTATTGCAATCAGATATTCTTTTTTAAAAAATTTCACTATTACATCTATATATTTTTTAAAAAATTCCATTGATATCCCTTTCAAGTAAACACATTATTTTACTGTTATAATGGTGAAATATATACCTCTACTTCCAACCTACTTGAACTAAGTTTTTTTAAATCATCAATCAGACCATATGGATTTTTCAGTAAACTTTCTTTATCATAAATAAAACATATTAATTTATCACACTTTTCTCCATACCTTGTAATATCAATGCTTAATTCTTCGCCCACCTCTTTATCCTGTAATCCAACTCTAGTCATTTTTGTTTCTATATATGTATTAATTTGTGGTAAGTAAAAATCTATGCGTGAATTAGAACCGGCATAGCTTGCCACATAATCTTCCACTCGAACATCATCAAAAAACAATCTCAGCATTCCCTCTAGCAAATATTGAACATCATATTCATCATTAATTTCAAGTGCTGCTCTACCACCACGTCTATTTAATAGCGCTCTTGCGTATCGGTGAAAATTCGTACATATTTTATCGATATTATCTATATCATTACTTTTTACCTTTATTGGTGGTATTTCGCCTATAGATTGCAAAATACCCATTAATTCTTCAAAATCTCTTTCATAACGACCATTTGCGTTTTTAGCGGTCTCAATAAACTGCTTAATTTGAGGATCTTGAGCATCATATTGTCCCAAATATCTTGAGCATACCATTAACCATCTTGCATATTCTTCTCCGCTAATAGAATTTAGTCCATATTCATTATGATGAATGCATTTAGTTTTTACTGAATACCCTTCTTGTATTAAGTCTTGTATTGATTTCATATATACCCCCTTTTTATAGTAATTATTCATCAGTCATATATAGTTGTCAATCTTTATTAAATTACTTATTTCCATTTTTCGTCAACTTATCATCCTATATGTCAGATGTTTAATTTATACCAAATTATTTCAAATTTACTATATAAAAAGGGAACCTGCAGAAGAGTGATCTCCTTACAATTCCCTTATAATATTATCTTACCCCATTTGACATACAAATGCATACAATATTTTCTAGCATAACTCGTGTTTATATAGTTATTTTCCTTTTCAAATTTAGACCCCGTTTACCTTAAATCACTTTTTGTAATATATTCCCAGAATCTCCTGCAGATATACCTGCATTTCACATCCGCTGCAGATATCATGCAGTTCATCCTGATCAGAAGTTTCCCGTGGATACCTGCAAAGATTGTCACAAACATATCCTGAAAATTCCGCCATAATGATTTCCACTCCAGCCGCTGCTTGAATATCCTGTTTTTGATGTTCACCTGTTATTCCCATTTGTAGCTCCTCCTTCATCCTACTTCAGGCTGCATTGATATTCCCCCCGCCCGCAGTTTGCACCCTTATATTCATATGTCACAACACTATGCATGCAGTTCTGGCAGGTCGGTATCCAGCCGGGTCCCTCTTTCTTACATTCAAAGTAAATACATTCTTTTATCTCATAACCCATTCTGTACATTTCTTTTTCTGCCACTTCCCGTTTTCTATCATTATGATTTTCATATTTTCCAGTGCACCAGCGTAAATACTCTGCAGCGTCCGGTATGATTTTCCTTTTCCGGTCAGCTCTATCAGATCATACCCATAGACATACACTTTTGTAAGGATATCTTTTTCATTCAAGTCTTCAAGTTTATCAATCATACTGGTCAGTTCAATCATAGCTGTCAGCGCGCTGCTCCGCTTTTTCAGCAGCTTGTCCGTCAGGCTATTGATCTTTGCCATGTAACCGGATAAGTCAGATGGAATACTGCTGCCGTGCGGTAATCCTGACATAACGAGGGCTTTCGTGGATTTCTTCTCAACATTCAGCATTTCAATCTCGTCCTCATAATTTGAAGCAATACGAAGGAGGCACCCATACCGCTTCAAAAAATTCTCAACTTGTTTTCTCTCGTGTTTTTCCATCTGACCTACCCCGTTTCGTGTGATATATTAGCATGACAGTTTCTTTTGGCGGATTTGCTGAATCCGCGTGGTGTTGCAACCCATATCTATTGGAACTACCTTTGGCAGTGCCAAACCCATTAAAAACAGATCAGCATTTGTAATAGATAGCCGGTATCCTGCTGCCGATCTGCAGAGAACATGATGCCTGTATGACCGTATGACAGTCAACAAAACATCACATTCCTCCTCGTCCTCTTTCACTTTGTTATTATGCTTTTTCCTCTCATACCAGAATTTATATCCGGTCGGAAGATGTTTCTCACTTTCCATTTATCCGTCCCTCTGCATTTTCTTCAAGTATTCAATCAGCTCTGTCATAGAATTTGCGTAGTTATTATAGGTGTGTCCTGTCTTTACAAGATGGTGATATACTGGGACATATGGACTTTTATCCCATGTATGTATCTGGCTCGGATATTCTGCTGCCACCAGCCTGTCCCCATTCTCAAAATCATATTTATAATACGTGACCCCAATGTTCTGGTCCGTATACCATATTCCCCACGCCTTATATTCGCTGATCCATTGTTCACGCTGGTTATTGTTTTTCAGTACCGGGAGCGGCTCATGACTCTCCGGTTGATCTACTGTATCCAGTTCCCTAAATTCTGCTTCGATCACTTCCGGATCCCCTTCCTGGTCAAGATCCATTTCTATGTTCTGTGTCTCCTGTTCCTGATCTGCCTCTTCTATCTCCTCATAAGGTTCTTCTGTTTCATCATCCAGCTCTGTTGCGATATCGCAAGAAGTATTCTGATGGTGCAGGTCATATACGTAAGTAGCAATCTCGTTGTTAAAAAAAGAGAACAGGATATCCGGATCCAGTTTATCCATGTCACCGATATCCATGACATCCACAGACTTTTTATCAGCTGCTGCCTCCGCATAATACTTATAATCCGTACCAATCACTTCGAATACTGTCTGTATCTGCTTGCATACTGCAACCGTCTTTGTCCAGGCATAATCATTTTCCCTAATACCATCATTGATCTCGCAGATCTCTACGCAGAGACTCTGAAGCACCTTTTCAGCAAGATCGTCTGGATCTGTCAGGTCTGCTGCCGGTATAAAGGCTTCATCAATATTCATTTCCTGCTCTTCCAGCGTATTTACGCTGTCTGGTACAACCCCGGGATAATCATCTACATTCATCTGTCCCGGTATCTGTTCTTCTGGTTTTTCTTCTGATTCCGGTTTCCTGATCTCTCTGATCTTTGATACCGTTGCCTCCTGCGGTTTTAATTCCTGTACCTGCTCCAGCTGCTCCTGATCCAGATATAACATTTCCTGCAGCTGGCTTTTGTTATAGACCATATATTTCTGATCCATTTCCGGACTGCTGCCATCAATAGAATATCTGTCATTGAAACTCATACACCGGCTTGCTGCTGTCTGATTGAGTCCGAATTCCTGCAAGGCACAATCCCACAAGTCGGTATATCCCTTTTCCAAATACAGCATGTTATCCCTGATCTTTTTTATAAAAAATCCTGCCGCCACAAAATCCGATACTGACTTGGCCAGCTGGTCTTTAATGATCCCGCATGTCTCATTCAGTCCCAGACTGTCATATGCGCCCGGGATTACTTTTCTATAATCATCCATACCTCTTTCCCCCTTAGTTGACCTTGATCCGTTTCATCAGATCATCATAGTCATACTGGTTCTGCTGATAATGATTAAAACTATTCCTGCTGCCGGAAGGACTGCTTCCGGTACTGCCATGATACTTGTCCTGTTCCCTTGCCATCCAGCTGTTGATAAACCGTGCAATACCCCTGCCTGTTTTTCGTTTTGTCGGATTACTGTCCAGCCATCCTTTTATCTTTTTCAGTTCCTGAAGAACATCCACAGCCGGATATAGTTCTGTCCATCCATCAACATCTCTCTGATAAACGTCATGAAGAGAATTATCATTCAGTGTGAGGGAAATTACCGCTGGCTCTGCAGCAATCCCTGATTGCTCTGAGCACATATCTTTTATTCTTTTATTTTCTTTCTTTTTATTTACTTTACTTTGTGTATTACTGCTTACATTTTTAGGGTTTCTGTCTGCATTAATTCCGTTTATGTTGACATTTTCCACATTTTTGACATCAGTTAATAAAAGGTACTCTTTTTTCACTTCTACAGAAGTACGTCTGGAAACAGCTGCAAGATATCTTCTCTGGATTCCTGCTGATGTTAAGATCCCATATTTTTCATAGAGATCCCGTGAAAAAAAGTTCCTCTGCATTGCCTTGTCGACAATGTTCATGATTAAGTTACTTTCCGCGCCCATGGAAAGCTCACTCGCCATGAGAATGGAAATGTCTTCATTCCACTCGCAGTAATAACCCTCTTCCCCATATATTTTCTGGAAAAGATGGACGATTACTGAAAATGCCTTGGGTCCGTACTGGCCAATCAATAACTTGAATTTGTCATCCATGTGGCAGTCAAGCGGAAAGTAATCCAGACCTTTTTTCTCCGGTCTCGCCATCCCTGCTCCTGCCTCCCGGAACACTGCCGGGATCTTTGACATATCCTGCTGCCGGTACAGGGAAAAAGTGTCCCTGTATCTTCCGGCGGCAGTTTGTTTTTTAATAAAGAACTGTTACGTGAAGACCTTCTGCTGTATCAAGAGAAGCTTCCAGCCACTCCGCTATACTCTGTGTGGCTTTGTTCTTCCATGCTCCGCCATCTGCTTCAAACAGGGTGCATTTGGATCCTGACTCTGCATACTTATCATCCTTTAGACGGAAAAGGAATTTTCTGACCGGCTGCTCTACTTCCGGAAAAGTGGAGAAAGGCTGCAGACTGACAATGCTCGGCACCATGGCTTCTTTCTCTGATACGATGCCGTCCTTAATTGTCACTTTCTGATAACATCCATTGTCCTGATATTCCTGTACTGTCCCAACCTTGATGCTGCTGCACAGGGCGATCACATCATCCCTGTCGCAATATCCCTCTTCTGTTGTATATGGCAGGAAACAGCTTTGCAGGTTGATGATAAACTGCTCCCTGTCCACGTATCCGTCCACACAGATCTTCGGTACGGATGGAACTACTTCCAGAATACTGTCCCTGTTCTTCTGCTTATCTGCTGTCCCTTGTAAAACAATTCTTTCCGGTCCTTCCACATGTAGGATAAAATCACCTGTCAGCTGATCCGGGTTCTCATGCAGATAGTCTGAAAGACTCTGCAGGGTACTGAGTCTGATGGATGGGAAGCGTGGAAAATTCTCCACCTTCTTAAATTCACGATCAGAATATTTGATCCCGTTTTCTCCCTCATAAAATGTCGGGGCTGATATCCCGACAACATATTCCAGCATTTCCTTAAGCATATTTTTTTATGCCTCCTTCCTGAATCTTGTCAGTTTTCTTTCTTCCTGTTCTTCTGCCAGATCTTCTTTCTGTACTGCCGGTGCACCTGCTTCACTGGCCATCACTTCACCGCTTGAAATATTTTGTCCAATACTAAATGATGTCTCAAACGGTCTTACCGGTGCCAGCTTGGTTTTTACGCTGATCTGCGTATTCGCTTTTAGTCTTTCTTCATCCTGTTTCATAGTAATGGTAATCGTGATCTGGCGTGTGTCCTTAAAGGGCGTGTTCGGATCCTTCATGTTTTTCACTACCGTGGAAAATGCCCGGTTGAACATTTCCGTCAGTGCGCCATTTCCAAGTTTATCAAGGCTCTGCTGCATCTTCTTCCTCCTTCTGATTTGTTTGATTTATGTCAGTGTCTGAGCCGCCCCAGACAATTCCATACACATGATAGTTCTGTGCAAAACGCATTCCACCCTGCTGGTGTGCAATGGAGTGGTGTGCCCTGCACAGACAGATCTTCCTGTTCTCACTGTCATCATATTTCCTGCGGTCATTCCCCATACCGATCGCATCCCAGTGATGTATTTCCCCCTTCTGTCCACATATGGCACAGCGGCGGTATTTCAAACAGGATGCCAGAGCATGGTCAATATCATCTGTCCGGTCAAGAATTCCTTCTGAAAGACAGATCCCGTTTTCCAGTGCAAAATCCAGAATAAAACTGATGTATTTTCTGGCAGTATCCATGGAACAGTCTGAGAGTGAAAAATACTTATCTCCTGTTTTTTCCATGAAGTATGCCTTCATGACTTCTTTGAGTTCTTCCGGTGTGTACCCGAGTTCCCATGCAATGTCACGGAGAGTCGCATATGCTTTCCTGCGCTGCTCTCCTGATATGTAACGTCCATCATCAATCCAGATATTTAATTTCTGTATGTCCTTACGCCTGATGACGGAAGCGTACTGCTCAGGCAGTGCAATCTGGATCACTGCACTGCTGCCGATTGTCTTTACTGCCCTGATGTCAGCCTGCTCGTACACCTTCCATCTTCCTTTCCCTGTATTGCCGGTACCTGTCACTCTCCGGATCCGCCATCACAATACAGTGAATCTGCCGAAGAAATTCTATAGACTCCCATGCTTTACGGTTTGCTATTTCCTGCCCATGTCCATTCAGCCACCCATCCTTTTTCCACCTGTATAACCTTTTGTGCTGAAAGGTTTCTGTTACATAGGGATTATCCGTATACAGTGTGATATAACATGGCATGGTCAGACTGTTCAGGCAGTCTAAAAGCTGATACAGAACCATGGCATTATTTGTGCTGTACCCGTATTCATGACACAGGGTCTTTGTTGCCCTCTTTCCATTTTTACTGACAAACTCAATCTCTGATCTTGCCTCTCCATGATTGGTGCGGAGCGTACTGCAGTTTGTCCAGATATAAATATTCACAGATACTTCCGTATTCAATGTTCTTCTCTCCTTTCAAAAAGAAGCGTCCGGGTTCGAACCGGGAATAAGGGGGTTTTATTCTCCAGCCCGCTGCTGGACACGCTTCTGTATTAATCCCTGCTGCTTTTTTCCCTCAGGTCGGTACAATACTGCATCATTTCATTCAGATGCTTTAAAGCATAGAGATCGATAATGGTGCCCATCGTCTCTTCTTCCGTAAAAGTCTCGAAGTAGTCATCTCTGAAGCTCCTGATGGCATTCAGCTGTTCTGCACCTACAGAAAGATATATTTTCATGTACATTCCATTATTCATTTGTCACCCCTCTGCATCGACAATCTGAACCCTGCACTGCTGCCTGCCAAACTCTTTACACTGTGCTTTATCCGGCATAAAAATATCCAGGCACTTTCCTGCTTTGATCCGGTAATCCCCTCCTGTATCAAGGATTTCATAAATGCCTAACAGCTGGCCATCAGACTGATAGATGATTGCTGTCTTCCCTATCCACTCCTCACGGCCAGCACATATACCAACACGCACTGGGATGCCGCTCTTTGTAATACCATGATCACAATAGGCAGTAACTTCTATTGGATAAGGCTCACCATATGGATTGCTCGCGGCTGTGCTATGCGATTTCGCAATAAAACATCCCAGTGCGATAGTTATGACCAGACTAAACAGTTTTCTTTTCATCTAGTTTTTCCAATGCCATTCTTGCTTCTCTCTTACGGATCTGTTCCAGACAGGCCGCTGTAAATCGTTTCTGATACCCTTCACGATAAGTAACTTGTACTTTAATTTCTTTTGTTCGCATCAATAACTCCTTTCTTGTTAAACGGCTGCCGCTAATTCATCTGAAATATCTTGTGACGATCTGTTCTTCTTCATAACAGCGAATGCTTCACAGTACCCTAGGAAATAACTTTTCTCTGTTTCCGGTAAATCTGGTAATACGTTTTTCAGATTTTCAAGAATCTTCTTTTCTGTATCTGACATTTTTTCACCTCCTAACTTTTATCTCTTTGCGATTATATTATATCGCATTGCGCATTTTGTCAATATATTTTTATTGCATTGCGATTATTTATTGACAATGCGATGTTATTGCGATAAATTACTTTATAGAAAGGATGGTGAATGATTTTGAATGAACGAATAAAAAAGCTTAGAAAAGTTATAGATTTAACACAGCAAGAATTTGCAGATAGAATTGGCGCCACTCAAAATACAATAGCAGGATATGAATCTGGTAGGAGGAAACCCTCTAATACAACAATTAATTCTATATGCCGAATATTTGACATAAATGAAGATTGGCTTCGAAATGGTACTGGGGAAATGTTTATCGTAAAGTCGAGAGATGAAGAGATTGCAGAATTTATCGGAAATGTACAGTTTTCCGAAGATGATACATTCAAGAAAAAACTGATTTCAATGTTGGCAAAGTTAGATGAATCCGAATGGATTCTTTTAGAGAAAATGGCAAATAAACTTTATGAAAACAAAAAGGACTAAGCTCGTTATCTTAGTCCCAGGATTGCCTTAATATAGCAGAAAATAACTTTTAGCTTATGCTTGTCCGCTTTTTCCAGCATCTGTTTAATTTGTTCTTTGTACTGCTCAACTGACATTTCAAGACCTCCAATATAGAACATATGTTCGAGTTATTTCTATGGTATATCATTTTACTAATACATTCAAGTATTATTTTAATAAACAGTTATTCCATAAACTATGAAAGGAAACAATAAATGAGATTTGCAAGCTATACCAGAAAATCTATCTATTCAGATAAATCTGACTCTGTTGATAACCAGTGGCGAATGTCTCAGGATTATGCTGAAATGCATTTTCACGGTCAAATAGACTCTTTCCAGCGATACTGTGATGAAGACTTTACTGGCGCGAACACTAACCGTCCTGACCTTCAGCGGCTGATGTCTGATGTCAAAAACGGAATGGTCGATGTTCTAATCGCATATCAGTTGGATCGTATTTCAAGGGATGTAAAAGATTTCGCAAATATCTATTCCATTCTGGAAGAGCATAATGTTAAGTTCGTATCCATAAAAGAGAATATTGACACCACTACTCCGATCGGACGTGCCATGATGTATGTTACTGTAGTTTTTGCACAGATGGAGAGAGAAACAATTGCCGCCCGCGTAACTGATAATATGATTGGTCTTGCTAAAAAGGGGTTTTGGACTGGTGGAAATCCGCCAAGAGGATATGTAAGACAACGAATAAATATTAATGGGCGGAATCATGTTTCTATTGTTCCTGACCCGGAAGGTACTGCGTATGTGTTAAAGATTTTTGATACTTTTCTGGATAACAATTTTTCTCTGCAATCTATGGAAAGATATTTTATGAATAACAAAATCCGCACTGAATCCGGTGCCTTTTTTTCTTCCACACAGATTTACAAAATACTCACTATGCCATATTGCGTGGAGGCTACTCCTGAAGTATATAATTATTATGAAAATAAAGGATGTGTTATGGATCCAGATTCACCCCGTGAGAAATGGGATGGATCGCATGGTGTCATGATCTATGGCAGAAGTACGGAGAAAAATCATAAACACGAGCTTCAATCTCCAAATAAATGGATTGTATGCGTTGGAACACACGAACCATTTATGTCAGCTGACAAGTGGCTTGCTGTTCAAAACAAATTATCCAAAAATAAATTTATCAAAACCATGAAATATGATGTCCCACTTTTAAAGGGAATTTTGCGATGCTCGTGCGGATCCATAATGTGTGTGTCCAGAAAAAAGAAAGTTAACGGGGATATTTCATCCTGGTACTATTGCCTCAAAAGAATGCGCCAAGGAGAAGATGCTTGCAGTAGCAGCCAAATTAAGGTTGATCTGTTAGATGAAAAAGTATTAGATATTTTTCGTTCAATACAACATGATCCATCCCTTGTTAATGATTTTGTGCAAAAAGATGAGCAGAAAACACCTCTAGTAAGTTCAAAGGATATTTCTGCCCAAATCACCACATACGAGACCAAGATAGGCCGCTTAGCTGCTACACTTGCACTTGCCTCAAATGAAAGTTCTTCTGCAACTAAATACATTGTAAGTGAAATGGAAAAACTTGATAAAGAACTACAGGAATTAAAGCATGAGCTATCTGTATCTCTGATCGAAGAACGTAATCATTCCAATGAAGTATTAAATACAACTGGTAAAGTTTCTGAGATTTCTCGACTAATAGATGGGTTCTCAGACTTCACTTCTACCGAAAGAAACAGTATAATGAAAAATGTACTGTCAGGTTGTACATGGAATGGAGAGACTCTTTTTGTTACCTTTTAGCTCACTTTTGTATTATGATACGTTCAGGCCGCATCCGCAAAGCTGAGCGTATCAAATCGCGAATAGATATTTCAGTACATCCCTCTAAAGTTGCATTTCTGGACTCAAGCCGGACAAGATTATCAATTCCCTGTATCTGCA